CAGGTTGTTGGCTGGGTCAAGGAAGCACTTGGCGGCGACGAAAAAGTCACCGAAATCCAAGACGCCCTCCAGGGTCAGATTGACGAGCAACGCGCACCCACCAAAGCCGCTGGTGTGCCCTGGGCATAGACAAAACAAAGGGGTGCCGCAGAGGGCACCCTTTTGATCGCCCCAAGCGGCGAGGTTGGCTGATTGGATCCTGACGGGGACTTACATCCAGCCACGTCTGTTTGACCAGACCGTCCAAGTCACCTAGCTGCGAACTTGATGAAAAGGACCCGCGAAGTGTATCACGAGCATGGCTAAGCGAGCAAAGTCTCCTACTGGAGCGGAGCACAAAGCACCAGTTAAGAAGCGGACGCGGCAGGGAGCTGGTCAACATTCAAAGCCGCGCCACAATAAAAAGAAGTATCGCGGTCAGGGCAGGTAAGTGGACGAGAGAACCCGCGAAAACTGGCGCAAGGTGAAGCAAGCGTTAGAGGCAGCGGGTAAAACGGATTGCCACTTCTACAAGCGAGCAGTTTTTATTTGCCAAGGGAAGAAGGATCCGTTTGACGAGACTTCATCAGGCGTACCAGATTTATGACCGCCCACTTGGTAGTTACCAGTAAACTCTTGGGACGGTCACTTAATCTCATGCTCAAAACCGCAACTGCTGTTTTCGCCTGTGCCGCCATGGGCGTTGCACTTGCTCCTGCTGAAGCTCAAGCTGACACCAAGTTCTATGTGAACCCTGAGTACAACCAGGGCTTCTCTGGTGCTACCAGCCTTGGCGGCACCCTGAACATTGACCTGGGCGTTGAGTCCGGCCCTTTCTACATCCAGGCTGGTCCTGCTTTGGCTACCGGCACTGGCACTGCTGATTGGGGCGTGGCTGGTAAGACCGGCGTGAGCGGCAAGGTCTCTGACCACATGAACCTGTACGCAGAGGTTTCGGCTTCCAAGTTCGAGGGCTCTGATGTTTCGTATGGTCTGAAGGTGGGTTCCAAGTACACCTTTTGACGCCATACTGGTCTCACACCAACCCCAGGGGTCGCTACGGCGGCCCTTTTTTGTGAGTTGGTGGCAGCAGTATTTGTTGGTGCGTAATTACGCGGGAGCGTTGTGGCGCACGGTAGTGCTGAGCTGTTTACGACCCATCAACTGGGAGAGCTGTTTCCCATTGGAGCGGTGGGTTGTGCCGTACTTTTACGATCTACAGGAATTTTATGGAAAGCCTCCCTACGCTGCGGAGCGTGAGATCCTTGACGCAAGAGGCGGTTGATCACCCTTCGCATTACACGCAAGGGGCAGTCGAGTGCATCGACGCGATTGAAGCTGCATTGGGGCGTGAGGGGTTTCGGGCGTTTTGCAGGGGGTCAGCCATCAAGTATTTATGGCGGACTGACCTAAAAAACGGTAAGGAGGATTTGTTGAAGGCTCAGTGGTACATCAAGCGGTTGATGACTGATGAAGATTGAGCAGTTCGAAGCGCCTGGTTTGAGGGTGACGCGGACGTTTGATCCGTGGAACGGGGCGTATTACATCTGCTGGAAGCCTGATGTGAGCATGTGGTTTCAGGATCGCAAGGCGATGCTGAAATTCATTGCGTGGCCACCGAAGACACCTACTGGTGATCGTTTGCGTGAGTGGCTGAAGAGTTTTGAGTCAGACGCTCCAACGAAGGCGGCGACCAAGCTTGAGGTGTTGAGTCCTGAGTTAAAGGCAACAGGATTTGGTCCTGAGTGCCATTTGGACGAAAGTGATCCAAACTATCAAACGAGGATGGTTACCTAAATGCGAAAGGTTATTGACGCACTGGCTCTGACTGGATTTGCGCTATCAGCGTCTTTGACTGCTGCGCTGGTGATTTCGTATTTGCAGTTTGCGAATCTGAAGAAGCAAACGATTGACAATTTGACGGATCAGATCACTGGTGCGTTGACGGAGCAGCTGAGCGAGGAGATTGAGGGGAAGGTTGGTGGTGTGACGGAGATGATTCCGACGCAGACTGGCCCTGCTGTTCCTTTTATGAAGCCATGACCAAGGAAGGATTGTGGTATGACCCTATTAACGGGTTGTACGGGTATGACGCGGACTACCTGCCTGACGTTATTTGTGAGTTATTGGAAGGATGCCTGAAATCCGGCCAATCACCATCAAACCTGTATCACTTCCAGAGATCGGACGCATACCGGAAGTTAGAGCTTTGCCGGACGCGCCCCCTGTCACCCTCCAGCTAGGGATGCCAGTGGTGGAGATGGTTGGCTGTATAGCTGTCCATCCCGATGCAAATTTAAATCCGTCTTTATTGGAGGATGATCCTGCTCGCACTGGGACGTATTGTCCGCATGGGGAGATTCCATCGTTTAGGCCGATGGAGTATACGCCTCACGAGATGGTCATCATGGAGTCCGAAGAGCCCGTATCTGACGATGAGGGTCAAGAGAAGCAACCCGAGGCCCCTAACGTACCAACAATCCCGCGACTACCTGAATCAAATGAGAAGACAGCTGAGAGCAAGGCGGAGTTGGAACCAACGCCCCTTATCGAGAAGGTCGTCGATGGTCTCCCTAGTATCGAGGCTGTGGTCTCAACGACCGCGATTGCCTTGGTGGCTACGACCTCTGCTTTGGTGGCAAAACCATTCGCAGACATAATTTTGAAGACAATTAAACCAACCGTCAAAAGGGCGGCGAAGGTTATTGCGAAGTTGAGGGGCGAGGAGATTCCTTTGGAGTCGGTGTGGGAACGGAGGGTTTCACAACGGCAGAGGAATTTAGCGGTGAGGACGTTGCGACAGGCTTTGAAGCCTTGAGTTTATGGATATGAGGCAGGACCTGTCCTGGTTTTGGGGTAAGGATTACGTCTGAGCAGATGACGTGGAATTTTGAATCAGGATGAAAGCGGATGCCATCTTGAGCCAACGTTCCACAGTGTCGGAGTCGGCTTAGTTCAAAGTCAAGGCGTTTATTGGCGAGGATTTGTCTTTGGAGCGCGTTATGGGTATCGGCTGAAGCTTTACAGCGAGCTTGTAGTCCGCCGTCTAGGGGAATGGATATGGTGGCAGTAATACCGAGGTTTAGTGCGTGGTTGTTTTTTTGACCGCTCGGGACCTCGTTGTAGTAGAGGATATTTCCTGGGTTGTCCGGTACGCCGTTTTCGTCATTATCAGTGGGGTCGTAATAAGGGGTGCGAACTGTCTCTTGGAACGGCAGCGCATGAGACTTGCTTTTGGTCAGGAATGGGGAGATGTTGAGGCTGGGACCCATGCACTGGATAGCGGGACCGTATGAGTTGCTTGGATATGGTCCAGTGAGCATCTGGATCGCCTGGTTGGTAACCGATCCAGTGCTGTTAGCGACAGGGTTAGCGGTAGCGTTTGCTTGAGCGAAAGCGGTTGTAGGGCAAAGGGTTAGGGCCCAAATACAGAGGTGGTATCGGTGACGGATTCGACGACTGTGGTGCGTTGAATTTCGGTGACTGTTTGAAGTCCAGGTCCGCTGTAGGACTCGACGAATTGAAAGCTTGCTCCTGGATTGGTCATTGACCATGTTGGTTTTTGTTCTAGAGCGAGTCCAGTCCACGAGGAGGTTACGCCGTCAACAGTTTGGGATTGAACGGTGCCAGCAGAGGGGAGCATTGAAGTTCCCGAATGTTGGACGTTAGTGCCGCTAGCTGAATAGGTGTAACCAGTAGCGAAGTCAACCGAGCGGATATTTTCGGTGACTTGAGTGGTTGATTCGGTACGAGAAGTCATCGTGCCAGTCCGAAAGTTTGGCACGACAGGCATCGCTTGCACTGGTGCGGAGAGCACCAGGAGCGCCAATAACCAACGCATCAGTCGATGGTGATTTCGGTGACCATCTGGCCGGTGGCTGACGTACCAGCGCCACCAGCGGTCAGGGAGAGGGAGTGTTTGTTGTCGATGGTTCCAGCGAGGCTGCCAGCGACGCCACCGGAGGTCGTTGTAGTGGAGCCAAAGAGAGGGAGCGTACCAGTGACACCAGAGGTCACAGTTGTGGAAGTCGTTGAGTTTGAATCGCCTTCAAGGTATGACTGAGAGAAGGAGAAAGCGTTGCCGCTGGTCGCCTGACTTGCGGTGATGGTAGTAACGCTAGGGACACCGTTAGTAACGTTGCCGAGGCCACCAATAGCGCCAGAGTTTGTGCCGTCAGTCGTAGAAACGCCACTTCCTGAGACGGAGTAGGAAGTGCCGATTCGTGTTGCTGCGCTTGCTGCGGCGTCAACGGTCAGTTGAACAGAGGATTGAATTTTATGAGTGATGTCGGCTTTTGCTGGGGCGGCCAGCAGTGCGAACGCCAACAGGAGCAGAGCTTTCATCAAACCTTGGGTTTGTCGGAAGTTTGTTTAATGGTAGGCGGCTCTTTCTTTTGATTGCCACCCTTGCGTTCAATTCCGAAGCCTGCCATCGCACCAGTAAGCAAGGATGCTACGAAGGTGCTGTCCATTTTCATGCCAGGGATGACGTTGAGATAGGAGACGGTCAGGAGGGTTGCTGACCAGCCAAGGACCATGACACGAACGATGTCAGCGATGCTGATTCCGTGGTGCTCTTGTTGGTCCTGGGTTTCCTTAGGCTCAGCCATGATGGGTAGAGTTTTGGCGTGAAATGGTTGAGGTAGCGGCGGCTATCGCTGGGGCGGCGATCTCTGCGACTTTCCTTGGAGTCAACTCGCATAACAGACGAACGTCTGAAGGGAGGGACTGTCTGATCAGGCTAAGTACGAGTGTGGATAATGTTGCGAGCAGGTTGGAGGAGCTGCATAATGACCTGCGATCAGAGCGTGTAGAGATATTTGCGAGGTTAAGTGCGGCTGAGCAAAAAATTGCCCGTCTTGAAGGTCAGGCAAATCATCCCTAAGCTGGCTGCAAGTTTTAGGGCCGAACCGTGATTGCACTGGTACGTCCAATTTTGTTTGCTTTTTTGCAGTCCAATGCTGTGAAGAAGCTGATTGTGGACCTGTTGAAGGCGTTAGCCAAGACGACTGATAACACGATTGACGATCAGGCGGTTGTGTTTATTGAGCGCAACCTGTTTCCTGGGAAGCCGTGAATAATGCTGTTTGACTGGTTAATTCCGACGGTCATGCGCCTGGAGTCATTTTTCGCGCACTTCAACGGCAACCCGCACCAGAGAGCAGCAATCCAGCAGTTACAGGAGGACATGCCGCCTGAGCTGTTGGATTCAAACGCTGAGTGGTTTCAGATTTGGAAAGCTGGCGGGAAGATTGTGCCGTTTGGGGTGCCGTACCTGCACCAGCTGGATCTGGAAGGTGGTGAGTACAAGTGCTTTACGACTGCGATGGCAATGGTCGCCAAGCACTACGGGGTTGTGGAGACGCAGAAGCAATATGACGACCTGAGGAGTCGGTATGGGGATACGACTGAGGTGATGGCTCAGGTCAAGGCGCTCCAAAGTTTGGAGTTGAGACCTGAGTTTGTGCAGAACGGGACGGTGGATTTGATTGAATCAGAGATTGACGCTGGCAGACCGATTGCTGTTGGTTGGCTGCACAGGGGTGACTTAAGCCGTGGTGAGCCGTTGACAGGTATTGGTCATTGGTCAGTGATTATTGGATATACAGAAAACTTTTTCATTGTGCACGACCCAATGGGTGAGCACGATCTGGTGCGTGGATTATTGAGGGATGAGAATGGTGGGAACGCAGTCCACTACTCAAAAGAGGACTTCCTGTTTAGATGGGAAGTTGAAGGACCAGGCAGTGGGTGGGCGATGTTAGTTGACCCATTTCCGCCACCGATCACATTTGACAAGTTATGAGTGATTTGTATTTTGAAGTCTCTGCCAGTTAGTCATGGCTTGGGGCGCATGGATGGTGGTTGAGCAGTCTTTAGAGACGCAGTTGTCGCTCGAAAAGGCTGTTCGTGAGATTGAGCGAGCAGAGGACGTGGAGCAGATCAAGAGGTTATGTGCGTCATTGACGCGCCAGAACTGGCATTACCGGCAGATGATGAAGCAAGCAGTGATGCACGTTGCCGAGCTTGAGACCTCAGCTGCTCTCCTCGACTGAGGGCTTTTTACGGCGAGTGGAATAGCTGTCGCTCCAGAGCTTGCTGTCAGCTTGTTTTGCTTCCTCGTAGAGGTTGCTGAAGTCGCAGTCAGACGATGCGATATGACGGCATACCAGTTCTCGTATCCAAGCAGCAGGCTTGCTGTTGTTGACGTAAGCGTCTTTTACCAGAAGAGCAGCAAGGTTCGGGTCAAGCGCGACATGGAACATGACCTTGCCCTTTTGCTGGTACGGCATGACCTGTAGCGGGTAACGTCAATGGGATGCTACCACGTGATTGACTGGTCATCATATTTCCGCCAAGCATTGCGCTGAGAGCGTCTGGAAGCGGAGCGTTGTTTTGTGCAGCCTCGCCTAACGGATCTAGCGAACTCGAGGAAGTTAGCAGCTCTTTGGAGATCAGCTGTGGTCGCGTGCCTTATCTCTTGGCGGAGTTGTTCCAGGATGATTTCCCTGCCAGATCTTGGTGTAGGCATGATCCATCACATCTGCGAACGTTTTGTGGAACGTTAACTCACAAGTTTCAGTCGCAAAAAACCAGCCACCACCGCCTGAAAAGATCGAGACCTTCATGCCGCACCAATGCACCGAATACTGTATAGATCGCTGGTGAGGGCCTTGCGGGAGGTCTCAGAACTCTTTAATGATCAAGTGCTGCGCAGAGTTCAGTGAACTCCTCCATGGGGTAGCCAGTGAGGACGGAAACGTCGATCCCGCACTGAAGCGCAGCTGCTACCTGCATTTGGAACTGCATCTTCTCGTAGCGGTTTTCTTGGTACGACACCTGCTCGACGTTGGAAACCCTGTGGTTTTCGTCGTAAGCGGTGAATCGCACCAGTGCTAGGGGGAGAGCTTGTTCAGGCTCTTGAACTTGGCAGTAGTGGAAGTTGACCGGCACAACATCAACGGTTGTTGGTGGCAAACTCGACGTAGGTGGCGGCGATGATGCTTTCCATTTGCCGAGGGTCGAGATTCGAACCCACGCGCCTTCTAATGCGAGCAACAGCTTTATGGAAGTCGTGAGGAGAAACAGCATTGCTGGTCAGCCGTTCGATAACCAATTCTGTCCGCGTTACTCCACGCTGCTGTGCTTCAGCATCTAAACGCTCCACCAACTCGGCGGGCATGTTGACTTCAATTCGTTTTTTTGCCATTGCGGGAGTTTACGCGAGGCTTTCTGGATCGCTTGCTGGTCTTCTTCGCTTGTTGCTTAGCGGCCTGCCGTTCCTTGTAGGGGTTTTGGCGTAGGCGCTCCAGGGTCTCGAGGTAGCCAGGCGGTTCAGGGATTCCACCTGCCTTGAGGATTTCAGTCCAGTTCATGTCCTCGCGCGGGGGGATACGTCCAAAGCGTCCCAGCTAGGTCACTTTCCAGTGCTGGACTGGTGTTTTTGCTGGGACAAGCAGGTGAGACACGCGATAGGTGTCCCACCCTTCTTGGAATGCCAGCAAAGCTGGGACACTAGGTGCTTGTCCTAGCCTTGCGTCCCACCTTTGATCCCGCTCCAGGACGGGGATTTGGTGGAGTTGGGACACGTTCCAGACCCTCTCCGCACGCGAGGACTGCTCTATACGACTGGAGCGTCTGACCGTTTCGTGATTGGTGCGTTTCATCGGTGACCTCGATAAGGCCCCGCTTGTGGAGTCTCTGGAGCGACTTACGGATGGCGGCTGCTTTGCCGATTAGTGGGTCGTTCGCCAGGTCTTCTGTGGTGCGAGACGCTGGGTGAACAGTCCGAAGCTTGTGAAGCACCCTGTCGCTCACAGACGCGGGGCTTGTGTTCGTTTTATCAAGCTCAGGGGTGTGGTCGCAAATGCTGAAGCTGAGGTCTTCCTGCATTTGCATGATCAGCTGAGTACCTGACCGTCCACTACGGGACTTCTCGATGGTGATGAGACGGCTGTGCTTACCGACTCGAGCGGCCTCCTCATCTGACGGTTTGGAAAGGCTCCAGGTCTCGTCCACGGCGTCACGGATAGCGGAGGTGCCACGGAAGCCGCCGTTTTTGTTGGCGTGGTGAATGATGAGGATGGTGGACTCGAAGAGCTTGTCTTCGATGGGCTGACCGTTTTCGTCCAGGACAGGGTTGCCCTTTTCATCAAGGCGTTTTTTGCCGTTGCCGTTGTTGCGGGTCAGCCAGTAGAGGGGGCTGGCGAACTCAGACTTGTTTTCATCGAAAGCTTTGCCACCAGAGCAACCGATGAGGGAGTCGATGATCACGAGCTTGGGGAAGCAGCCGTGCTTCTTCTTCAGCTCCTGCATCAGGTTTTGGAACTGTGCGTAAGCCTGCAGTTGGAAGCCGGTTTGGATGTGGGTCTGGTCGTTGACGGGGAAGTCGACCTCTTGCAGCTGTTCCTTGATCTGCATGAGGGGCTGGTCACCGTTGAGGATCAGGACAGGTCCTTGCGTTACTGGAACGGGCTGACCGCGAACGATGAAGGGCTTGCCAACAGCGATGTGTTTTGCGAGCGCCCAAGCGGACATGGATTTGCCGTCACCACCAGCGCCGTAGATCAGGACAACAGAGGGGTGGGGGAGGACATCGGGGATGAGGTAGTCACGACTGAGGTCGCGCTCCATCAACTCCTCTACGGACATGAGTTTTTCGGTGGAGTGGAAGCCCTGGTTATCGACGAGGAGTTTTTCGAGAGCAGCTTGATCCCGATAACCCGCCTGTAGAGCAAGAGCGTTGAGGCGGTAATTAACTTCAGCTGGATTGTCGAGCTGGAGGATTGCCTCACCACGCTTAATGACTTCATCGAAGGAGAGGAGAGCGACTCTGGATTCAATGACTTGGCGCTTTTCAGCGGCCTCTACGATCTCGAGCGTTTCTTTGGAGAAGCGCCGACGGTCCTTGTCTTCTCGGTCAGCAAGCCAGATGAGGGTGCCGAAGCCGATACCACCGCTTTTGAAGGAGTACCAGGGCTCCTCACAGGGGTTGATGTCTTCAGACCAGTCAGCGGCGTAGTCAGCGTCTTCAGCGGACCAAGCGGACCAGAGCATGAGACCCCGTTCGTTTGGCATGGCGGAGTTGATTGCCATACCGATGCGGATCCAGTGCTCACGACTGCCTGACCCTTGGGGCGTAATGACGCTGAGGCAGTCAGAGATGATTTCAGCGATCTCGTCTTCGGTGCGATCGGAGAAGTCGAGGTCTTTTTTGGTGACGTGAGGGGTTGGCTCCCGCATTTCAGCGATCAGCCAGTCAGGAGCGACGGGGATGTTGTTGAGGTCGCCTTTGAACTTGTATTGACCTGGAGCGCAGATGCCTTCCTTGCCGGGATAGGCACCGAAGATGACGCCCTGACGCCCCCAGAGGATCTCGTAGTCGCCATTGGAGCGTCCGTCGTCCTTCCGTAAGCCATGACCCTTTACTTCGCCCCACAGCGCCTCTGGGATGCGGAAGAGGTATTTGGCTGCGTTGGGACGTGTGCTGGTGATGCAGGGAGCGCCGTTTAGGGATTCACCCCATTCACGGACCCAACGTTTGTGGTTGGCGTCAACGTCGAGGATGACGATGCCGTTACCGCGAATGCCAGACCAGACACCGACAGCTTGAAGGTCGGTGTTGCGTTGCATAGCGAGAGCAACGTCAGCCGGACCAAATTTGCGATCCCAGGAGTCCTCGAGAGGATTTTTGCCTGTGGCGTGTTTGCCGGAGACCATTACCGCGCCTTTGCGGTAGATGGGTCCATATACCAGTCCTTCGGGGAGGGCCTTGACGAACTCTTGAATGTTCATTTACTTTGAAGATGGTGTGCAGCCACTGGAAGCCCTTAGGGAAGTAGCCAATCCCTGAGGGCTTTCCCAATGTATGGGAACTTGACAGGGTGGCATCCCAGACGTAGCCTGTTGAAGCGCCGTCACTGGCGTGCAACAACGATAGGCCCATCCATGACGATGAAACTGCCCCAGGCGTTCCTTGATCGCTTGGAAGAGGCGGACCAACCCCAGACGAATCCGTATCTGCGATATACGGCACTGGAGTCAGGCACCTCAGCTAATTTTTCCCTCCTCGAAAAGGACCCTTTCTGCTATTACCTCGTGTGGGCAGTAGCAAAAGATGGCGGCAAGAAGAAGCCTTTCCGTTTCTTGGACGAGCCCAGCGATAAGGACATTGAGCTTGAACTGGGACGTGAGTACGCCCGCGATCTGAACTACGAGAAGACCGGAGTTCGCAAGCCTGACCTGTGCTTCACCTGGCCTGTTTACAACTGGGATCTGAAGGAAGTTCAGATTTTGGAAGTGAGCCACGCATCTTTGCGTAACCAGTTCGCCAAGTTTGGTCTGAACAAGAAGTACAAGAACCTGCTGAGCTGGGACTTTGAGCTGACCAAGGTGGTCACCGACCGTACCCGTTACGACCTGATGATCGTTCCTCGCGATGACGAGGAGCACGATGAGGACGCAATGGAGAAGGCTTGGGACGAAGTTCAGCAAGCTGGTTTTGAGCTGAAGGAACTGCTTCGTAACGAGGCAGGTGCAGATCCCTTCAAGCCTGAAAGTTAGGCTAAATTTTGGGTGGAACGGTGGAGGGCGTTGCAGGACGCCCTCTTTTTTTGTCCATTTACTTTTGCCATTGAGTGACATTGACTGCCAAGTAATGACACCACTAATTGATGCTTGTGTTACAAATCCGCTGGCTTTCTTTTGTGGTATAAATGGCAGGTCATCCCAGATGACCCCATTTCACATGCAAACGCCCATTCATGGCACAAGAGCAAACGCCTAAGCGTTGGAGAGGTCTCGCCAAGATCGTCAAGATCATCAAAAAGACCGACAACTATTATTTTTGGGTGCGAGTCACCGACGATCCCCACGGCGACAGTGAGCTTTTAGAGGGAGCTTGTTTTTTCAGGGAGGCCATGTCGCATGGCTGGATGAAGAAAGTGTTGAAGCAAGGCGACGTGATTGCCGTTCAGCTTCCACCAAGGCTTGGCGATTCATCTTGGATGATGTATTGCGCTCCGAATCACGAACAGCCAGAGCTGTATAAGCCGATGATTCGTCAGTTTTTAGAGGAAGCTGAGCGTCGCGACAAGGAGTGGTCGATAGAGCATCAACGTCGTCAGCAAGCTGCGGAAGCGAAAGCTGATGAGATAGAGGAGCGCCGTCGGTTAGCGCAGGAGGAGTCCATTCAGAAGACTTTGGACATTCATCCGATGCGAATTTCGAAGCAAGGTGTGAGGGTGCAATGCACGCTTACGCATGAGGAGATCAAGTTGCTTGAGCAGCAAGCAGCGGCCAACAACATCAACGTGAGTGATCACAGGTGGCGTGGCCAGTACATCCGGCACTTGATTATGAGATCCCTCAAAAGGCAGGCAGTTTGATTACTCCTAATTAGGCTGCTCTTGGAGCGCTGACTGCTAATGGCACCTGAGATTCCCGAGACGATCACTCAGACCCTGGAGGACGGGTGTGTTTGTGTGATTGTTGGTGACGTTACGGGTGTTGTTAGCAGCTTTCATCTGGTAGAACCCAAGGCCAATCAACTAAGGAAGGTGTGGCTTGACCGTTACAGCGAGTACGACGATGACGAGTGACAAGCAGGACGCGTTGGCGTCGTTGTATAGCTGGACCCTGGAGCGAGATGACAGCGGACCGTTTAGGGTGTATAAAGATGATGAGGGACAGGAGTACCACTCGGTCACTCATATCCTGAAGAACACTGCGCCTGAGGAACAGAAAGCTTCCTTAGCTAGGTGGTCTGCGCGTCCAGGTAGTGAGATTGAGCGTCAGTTGGCGTGCGATCGAGGGACGGTCGTGCATGAGAACTGCGAGTATGTACTCAAGACTGCATCCAAGCTTGTCCGTCACAGCGCCAATGCTCGTAATACCTGGCGTGTGTATGGGGATGGCTTGGCTCGGGCGCCGAAGTCAGTTGTTAGCTGGGCGCTCAAGAAAGCTATTAAGGGAGCCCCTGAAGTTCCGTGGGCAGCCCGTGAGCACGCCCGAGGTTTATCAGGATGGCTTGGATCTGGAGCGGTAACGGCCATTCATGCGTCGGAATTCAGCGTGTTCCACAGTGACGGGTGGGCAGGCACTGCTGACGCTTTGATCGATACGGAGTATGGCTTGACGATCTGCGACTTCAAGACGACAGGGAAGTCAAAGGACAAGCCTGAGAAGTTCATGAGAGACCACCAGGACCAGCTTGCTGCGTATTCGTTAGCGATGAAGCAGCGGAGTGGGATTGTGGTTGATGCTGGAGCGGTGGTGATCGCGAAGGGGAATGGCGAGGTGCAGGTGAGGATGTTGAGTGAGCTAGAGATGAGGGGAGCGGAGTGTCGATGGCTGGAGCGCCACGACAAGTACAAGGCGATGTTGGAGCTGGGTGAGGTTGCATAAAAAGGGGGCTGCCCAGGCCCCCTAGATCTCCTCCGATCTAGTTTTACCGTCCTGAAGTTGCTTTAACCATTTGCATGGTTTGGCTTTAGCTTTCCAGTTAGGTGGCGGTTCGGGGAGGGCCAGCTGATCAAAGAACTGTTGGATGCGTTCTTGTTCAGTGCCGTGAAAGCGCATCAGTCGTAGTCAGTGTTACCTCTACGGGCTTCAAGGTAACGCTGTCTGGCGTATTCACGCATGTTGCGTCGATCTTGTTCGCGGTTGCGATGGATGGGAGGCGGTCCTGGGATGAGGGGTTTGAAGTTATCTGGAGCGTAGGTTTTAGGAGTAGCCATTTACGAGGCATCGGAGTGATGGA